CGTCGAAGCCCCAGGCCTCGACGACCTGCTTGATCTGGCCGACCTGCAGGTCGATCTGAGCTGAGGTGAATTCGGGCAAGCTCAGCTGATCAGCGCGGGCGGCCAGTTCGCGCTGCTGCTCGCCCCATTCGCTGTAGAGCTGGGCAAGCGTCTCGCGATCCAGATAACGGAAGGTGAATGGGACACTGACAGCATCACCGCCAATGCGCGGAATGGGTACAGCGCCGGCAAAAGCCGGCGCTTGGCTGATGGAGAACTTCTTGGCCATGGCTTACGCAGCCGCCTTGTAACGAGTCGGGCGTCCGTCCAGGGCGATCGTCATGGTGCGAGCCATCACCTCGTTAACCTGCAGGGTCGGCGTATCGCTGACCGAGATGTAGCCGTTGTAGTAGATCTCGCTGCGGTCGCGCAGCACCAGGCGGCACACTTCCAGTTCGCGGCGGCGATCAGCGGCCTCGATGACAGCCCAGTGAGGCAGATCTACGTCATCGGCGATCGGGATTGCGATGCTCTGCGCGCTGCGCACAGTCGGAAGCTGTCGCTGGTCATCGTCCTCGAGGAATTGGTACTGGGTGAACTGCTGCTCACCGCCAGAGGTGCTGGGGTTCATCACCTGCTGGATCTGCTGCCAGCCAGTGACATGACGCACCGCGCCTGCGCCACCTCCAGCAGGAAAGCGCTGCTCGTCGGTGGTGTCGAAGCCAAGCAGCTGGAAGGTATCGGCGGTCACCTCGCCTACTTTGGCGGCACGGCCGTTGATGGCACTCCAGCCAGATACGAGTTTGACGATCTGACCTTCCTGCAGGCCGTGGCCCTCGGCGGTGGCCACTGCCACCGCCGCGTTGCTGATAGCGGTCACAGCGATCGCCAGCGCGTAGCCGGATGCGATGCTCATGATTGCGCCGTTGGGAAGTTTCGCTGCCATTGGGTTTTCCTCATGCAGAAATGAAAGAACCCGCTCAAGGCGGGTTCAGTGGGTGCCCAAGCGGGCAATTCAGAAAGTGTCGGATCGGTAGCTGATGCTGATCGGCACCGTGGCCTCGCCGTCGCCTTGGATCAGCGGCCCGCGCTGGGGCTTGCTCATGACCTGGACCTTGAAGGCTTCGCGCTGCAGGTAGCTGTAAATGGGGAACTGCCCTTTCAGGCCTTCGCATACTCGACCTGCCACGTCGGTACCGGCGCCAGCCTGCATGACGACACTCACCTGAAACACGCCGGTCAGCAGCTCGTGATCGCCGGCGAGGTCGTTGCTGGCTGTATCCGCGGGCAGCGTGAAACAGCGCAGATACTCGGCGCCCGGCGGCTCGAACTGGTCATTGGGATAGGCGATGGCCAGGCCCTGTCCCTGCACCCACTGCTGTAGGCCCTTCTCGAAGAGCTGCTGGATGATCTGGTGGCTCATACCTGATTGTTCCTTGCTGCTGCGTCAACGATCTGCTGGAAGCGCTCGACGGTGATCCGCACCATGCCGTTTGGCGCCTGGGTGCTGTGCCCATATTCCAGCGGGATGGCATACGGCAGGTTGTTCACGATGAACGCGACCTGTCCCGCGGTCATCTGCTCCACCTGAAGCTTCAGCTTGGCCAGGGTGATGTTGCCGGCCGGGTCAGGCTGGTCGAGCGTGCCCTGGGCTGGCGTCTCGATCGAGAACTGCCAATTACCGCGGAAGCGGCCACCGACGTAACCGCGCCCGGACACCAGGCCGTTGACGTTGAAGTTCTGCTCGCGCTCTGTCTTGGTCAGCTGCTTCGCCAACTTCACGCCGCGCTTGAGCTTGCCGTTCCTGTTGAAATTCGATTCGGTGAGGTTGGTCAGCGTGTTGCGCACGGCAACCTTGAAGTCGTAGTCGTCGGCTGCCGCCCGGGCCTGGTCCCGGAAGGCCACGTTGGCGGCCCAGATCTCGGGGTTGCCGACCGGCGACATGCGGATGACGCTGCTGCCCAGCTCGATGATGATTTCCCGCACTGTCGTGTTCAGCGCAGCCTGGGCCTGCTCCGCGAACGCTCGCACGTCCAGCGCGAAGCTGCCCTGGCGGCTCAACGCCGCACCTGCAGTTCATACAGAATGGGCGTGCCGGCCGGGTTGATCTCTTTCACCGGGGGAACGATGGACCACTCCACTCCCTGAATCACCGCTTTGGAGCCAAGCGCGGGCACCCAGGCGAGCCCTTGGGCAGGGATCTTCAGCTTCTTGTCACCCGTGAGGATCAGGGACGAAGCCTCGAACTCGCGGCCGGTGTACTCAAGCAGCAGCCCCTGAACATCCTGCTCGACAGCAACTGGCGGCGCGGGCGCACTGGCATCCGGGTTGTACTCGCCCCGCTGCAGATTGCGCAGCGTCACGGTTTGGCCGTACTCGGTGATCATCTGCTGGGCCATCGTGGCCATCTCGTCGTAGAAGTTGGCCATATGCACTCCAGGTGTAAAGCTCCGATGCTGGGCGACCCGCATCATGATCGTATGGCGAACAGGCCCCGGCGTTCGAGGTAGTCCGCAAACTGTGTAGCGCTCGGCCGATCCGGCGCCGCCGGCAACAGGCGCTGGCTGCTGTTGGGGATCTCGGCATACTGCCGTTCGACAGCGCCCTCGATCTTCTCCCGCACGATTGCCCCCTTGCGCTGCCCGGGCGAGTCGATATCGTCGGCGTGAATCTCCACAGCCAGGGCCATCTGCCCGTACTGGATCCGCGCCGGTAAATAGTTGGATGGCTTGTTCTCGCCATCCAGATGAACACCACGCCGCGGCCAGGCCAGGGCCTGTTCGCTGCTGGTCTTCTTGCCCTTCCAGGTCATGGCCTGCATCGCCAGGGCGGCGCGGCGCAGCAGCGCTTCCAGCACAGCCTCATCGGCGGGGATGGTTGCGCCAAACTTAGCCGCGTAGCTGGCAAGTTCTGCCGCAGTGGCGTAGCTCTCGGCGTCAGACTTGCCGGTGCCGTCCTCGGTGATCAGGGCCATGATTTCAGCTCGCTGGTGGGATAAGCGCTTTCAGGTCAGGCACATTGGCTGCAGGGTCAAACTGGATGCTCTGGGCGGTTAGCCAGGCCTGCAGGTCTGCCTTCTTCATCTTGTGCGGGTCAGTTTCAGGCTGCGTCTCGGCAGTATTGCCGCTCAGTACCTCGACGTCGACATTGGCAGCCTTGTACGCGTCGACGATGGCCGGGTGGTCGCCAACCACCACCGCCTTGGTCACACCGCGCTCAACGGCGCGGAACAGATCAGGATGACGATAGAACTTGCCCGGCTCGAAGCCCGTGCGTTGCTTGGTATAAACCAGTTCCATGTTGCTCTCCAAGGCGGCCTAGCAGAGCTAGGCCGCACAGATGGTTGGGAGGTGACAACGGCGATCAGCCGCCGTTGGCCGGAGCGTCCACCAGGTTGATCATCACGCCGGCAGTGACCTTGTCGCTGTTGGCGTGCTTCTTCCAGTTGGCAGCCGAGCCGACGGCCGCCAGGGTCGGGTTGGCGCCGCCGGCAGTCTCGTTCCAGCTGTAGCCCAGCACGTCGATGTTCACCACGCCCTCGGCGCGGTAGCCGATCGCGAGGTTCTCTTCGTCGTTGATGTCGTAGGAGCGGAAGCCCGGCGCCTGCGACTCGGTGATCACCACTGCGTTGGAGACCAGGCCGAAGATCACGTCAGCCGGCGCGGTGTCGGTGACCAGCACCGGCTTGCCGAGGGTGCCCGGCAGGCCGCCATAGATCACCACGCCCGCTTCTTCGTAGATCTTGTTGGTGATCGCCTCGTCGACGATGTCGAAATAGGCGCTGGAGTGCATGACCCACAGGGTGATGCGGCCGAACTTGTCACCGAACTTGCGCATGCCTCGGGTGAGCGTGCGCTTGCCATCGGTGGCGATGTTCGCGTCGACCACCATATTGGCGTTCGAACCGATCGCGGCGCGCAGCGATGCGGTGGCGTACTGGATGAAACCTTCCAGCGTGGCGTCGGCTACGTCCTGGCCGATGATCTGGGAGAACTCGTCGACCGGGCGACCGCGGCGTTTGAACTGCTCTTCGGTGGTCTGGTACGGGCCGTACTTCCAGGGAGCCTTCACGCCTACCGCTTCGCCAGCGGCGATCTTCTTGCCGGGCACCTTGGCGTCGGAGTTGACGTCGCGATGCTCCAGCGAGCCGTTCAGTTTGTAGAAGGCACGCTTGCGGAAGTCGCCTTCGATCAGCTCGTTGTCGAGCACGATGGCGCCATTCGAGGATGCGTTGAACACATCCAGGTTGTCCTGGACACGCTCCAGGTAGGCGGTCTGCGCCTCATCGTTGTAGATGATCATGTCGCTGTTGACGGTGGTTGCCATGGGTTACCTCACTTGGGCAATTGCAGGTATGCGGTTTGGCCGTGCTTGCGCTGGTAATCGCGCTTCTGTGCGGCGTTCATTTCGGAGCGCTTGAGTGCAGCCTGGCCGCCGCCCCCGCCCGGGGCGTGTGTACCCGAAGCCCTTGGCCACAGGTGAGGTGCGCTTTCGCGCAGGGATTCCGCCCATTCCAGGGGCGTGAGTGGTGTCTTGCCATCCTTGCCGAGGATGACCTGGCCATCCTCGTCTACAGCTACGGCCTCACCCTCTTCGCTCAGGGAGAAAACGCCCTTCGCGCGGAGGATGATGTCGTCGGTTGCTTCCGGCAGAGCGCCGGCCTTCAGTGCTGCACCGCGCACTGCGTCACCCAGAACCTTGCCCTGGAACTTCGCAGCGAACGCCTCAGCTTTCTCTGCGCGCTTGGTCAGCGCACCGAGCTGTTTGTCGTGCTCACCACGCAGGCGCTCGGTGCGACGGTTGAACACCTCGTCGACCTTGCCCTCGGTGAGCAACTTGGTTTCTTCGTCCTGGCCAGCCTTGCTCAGCAGGCCTTTCACGGCCTCGATATCGATGCCTTCGAACTGCGATTCGAACTGCTGCAGCTTGGTGCCGGTGTCTTTCAGCTTGCCGAGCAGCTCGCTGTTTTTGCTTTTCAGACCGGAAGTGGCCTCGGTCACTGCTGCTGCGATGGCGTCCTTGACGGCCGGGTTTTCCAGGTCGATTTGGTTCTCGTCCACGTTGCTCACCCCTTGGGCTTATTGGCCCGCCTTGCGGGCATAAAAAAACCGGCGCAAGGCCGGCTGAATGTTCAGATTGGGCTTAGCCCTGGTGAAGCGTGCTGCGAAGTGCGTAG